ATCTAACTGTTGTGCTTTTTATTTAATAGAAGGTTCTGATAGTAGTTGGCAAATTAGTAATAGAATAGAATCAAGTGACATTGCAGCTAATGATTATTTTGGATCAAATAATTTTTATAGTTTAGATATTTCTGGAGATGGAAATACATTAATAGCTGGTACAGAAAATGAAGACACAGGTGGCGATAGAGCAGGATCTACATACATTTTTACAAATTCATAAAGGAAGAATTAAATGAGTAACGGAAGAAAATTTGCAAATATAATAGTTGGAACTGAAGTTAAAGTCTCAGTTGTAGATTCAGATTTAGCTAACACTGTAAATGCTATCAAATCTAGATTAGACTCGGATGATGGTAAAATACAAAGTGTTTCAAATTTATTAGATACTAGTATTAGTTCAATAAAAACTAGATTAGACTCAGACGATGCAAAGTTGCAATCGCTAAATACTACAATACTAGCAGGAATTCAAAACTTAGCTGACTCTGATTTAATTATCAATCAACTTGAATCTAAGATTAATGCAGCTATAACTAAAGTTGATTCTGATTCATCTTTTTTACAAAGTTTAAATACAGAAATAGGCATAATAAAAACAAGATTAGATTCAGACGAAACTGCTTTGCAAGCTGTTAGTATTTTAACCGCAGCTGCAGCTTCAGGCGCTGGACTAAAAGATTCAGATCTTAAAGTAGTTGCTGATATAAGAAATCATTTAGATTCTGAAATACTTTTTGCAAAAAATATTACCTTAAGCTACACTAATTACATTTATACAGCAACAGCTGGTCAAACATCATTTACAGGAACTGATGATAATTCTGCTACTCTAGCTTATACTGCAGGATCAATTCAAGTGTTTATGAATGGAATAAAATTATTAAGTCCTGATTTTACAGCTACAGATGGAACAACTGTTGTATTAACTGAAGCTGCAGGATTAGATTCACAACTAGTAATAGTTGTTCCTAAGCTAGCTTCAAATCCTGTTAGTTATGGACCAGTTTGGACATCATTATCTCAACAAGCAAAACTAGTCGCATCGGATGCTGGAACAAATGATTTTTTTGGTGTCAGCGCAGACATTAAAGGTGATTATGCAGTTATAGGGGCTAGAGCAGAAAGAGCCGCTTATGTTTTTACAAGAAGTGGAAACAATTGGTCACAACAAGCTAAGCTAACACCTTCTTCAAGTACAACTAATTTTGGTCTTTACGTAGCAATGAGCACTGATACAAATTATATAATAGTAGGATCTCCTAATTACAGTACTGGTGGAGGAGGTTTTGTGTTTGTTAGATCGGGAACATCATGGACAGAACAAACAATATTAGTTGACTCAGGTGTTGCATCTGGTAATGAATGGGAAAGAGTAGCAATAAGTAGTGATGGAACATATGCTGTTGTAGGTTCAATAGGTTATAGTAGTTATAGAGGTAGAGCAACTGTGTTTATAAGAAGTGGAACAACATGGACACAACAAGCACAATTTACTGGTCAAGCAAATAGTGATAACTTAGCATCTGCGGTTTCTATTAGTGACGATGGTGCAACTTTAGCACTTGGTGCTCAAATGGATGATGATGCAGATGGAAATGCTGGATCTTTACATGTTCATACAAGATCAGGTACAACTTGGTCATCTAGAACAGTGTTAACTGCATCAGATGCTGGTGGATCAGATTACTTTGGTGGTGGAACTAAAGGAGTGGATATTAATGAAGACGGAACTTTAATATTAGTTGGATCATATGGACACAACACTGGAGGTGTTGGCAATTCAGGAGCTGTTTATTTATTTAAATATAGTGGATCTTCATGGTCTCAAGTCGCTAAAATAACCCCACCATCTAACGTATTAAATCAAGGTTTTGGCCATCAAGTTGCAATATCTGGAAATACCGTTACAGTTGGCTATCATGATACCGCTGCTAATTTATCTACTGCAACATGTCATGTATACACAACAGAAGATGAAAGTACTTGGACTTTAGCTAAAACATTTACTGCATCCGATATTGCAGCTGGAATGTCTTTTGGTCATGGCCTAGCTATAGATGAAGATAGTGGAACAATAGTAGTAGGTGCATCTGGAACAGCTAATACGTCTACTTCACCTGGTGCTGCATATGTATTTACAGCTTAATAATAAAGGAATAAGATAAATGAGTAACGGAAGAAAATTAGCAAATATAATTTTAGGAACTGAAGTTAACATTACAAATGTTGATTCTGATTTAGCTAATTCAATTAGTTCAATAAAAACAAGATTAGACTCAGACGACACTAAGCTTCAATCATTAGATACAGCTGTTAAAGCTGGATTTACTAACTTAGCTGATTCTGATCTAATTGTAAGTCAGCTTACAGCTAAAATTACTTCTGTAATAACTAACTTAGATTCAGATACAATTGCTCTACAAACAGTCAATACAAAAATAGGTTTGATAAAATCTAGACTAGATTCTGATGATGCTAAACTTCAAGCAATTGGTACAGAATTGTCTTCTGAAATATCAACTACAAATACTGAAATTAGTAGTATCAAATCTAGATTAGATTCAGATGATGCAAAGTTACAATTATTAGATACTTCTATACAAACAATCAAAGGTAGATTAGACTCAGACGATGGTGCTATTCAAACATTAACTTCATTAGCTTCAGTAGCTGTAGGAGCAGCTGGATTGAGCGATTCAGATTTAAAAGTTGTTGCAGATTTAAGAAACGAATTAGATTCTGAAATTTTAACTGTAAGAAATTTAGCACTTTCAAATATTAATTATACCTACACAGCAACTGCTGATCAAACAACTTATAGTGGCACTGACAATAACTCTCTTACATTAGCTTATACAGCTGGAACTATTCAAGTATTTTTAAATGGTATAAAGTTAGATGATGCAGATTTTACAGCCACTGATGGAACGTCAGTAAATTTGGTTGAAGGAGCTCAATTAGGTCATCAGTTAACAATAATAGTACCAAGTGTTAAATCAAATTATTCTTCTGTTATATCTATAAATTGGAGTGGTTTATCACAAGCACAAAAGGTGACTGCATCAGATGCTGCTAATAGTGATTTCTTTGGAAACGTTGTTGATGTAGACGGTGATTACGCAGTAGTAGGAGCTCGATTGAATTTCGCTGCTTATATATTTTACTATAATGGATCCACATGGTCAGAACAGCAAAAAATACAAGAAACAACTTTTGGAAGTAGTTTTGGTTATGCAGTATCAATATCTGGCGATACGGTAGTAATAGGCTCAAGTAATACAGATGTTAACAGCCCAGATGGAACTAAAGCCTATGTGTACACAAGATCAGGTACAACGTGGTCTTTACAACAAAAAGTTGATCCATCTCAAGCTGAACATGATGATTTTTTTGGTTATCAAAGAACCATGAAATTAGATAAGTCAAACAATAATCAATTTATCGCAGGCTCGTCCAGTGAAGATGAAAGTTATTCTGCTGAAGGAGCAGTTTATATATTTACAAGATCAGGTACAACTTGGACAGAACAACAAAGAATAGTACCTGCTGATGGTGCAATTAATTCTAACTATGGTATTACTGCAGACATTGCAGGTGACTATGCGGTGTTTGGTGGAAGGCCTGGAAATAATTTTGCTGTATATGTTTGGACAAGATCTGGAACTACTTGGAGTCAACAAACAACTATTACACAACCTTCTGGTCACACAAATTCTCAATATGCTTATGACAGTGGACTATCAATTAATAGTACAGGAGACACAATAGCAGTTGGAGCATATGGTAATACATCTACACAAGCAGGAAAAGTTTTTATTTTTACAAGGTCAGGTACAACTTGGACAAACCAAGCTGTGATTCAACCTTCTGATACTGCTAACGGCGACTACTTTGGGTGGGATTGTCAATTAGATACTACTGGTGATACATTAGTAGTGGGAGCAAAATTAGCAAGTACTGGAGGAAAGGTTTATGTGTTTACTAGGTCAGGAACATCGTGGACTGAACAAAAAGACTTTACAGCTTCAGATGTAGCAGCTAATTGGGAATTTGGTGAAGATGTTGCAATTGATGGTAGTAAAGGTAAAATAGTAGTAGGTGCAAGACAATACAATTCAAGTAACAATGGTCAAGGCGCAGTATATATATTCGATGCTTAATAAAAAGGAATAAAATAAATGAGTAACGCAAGAAAATTAGCTAACTTAATGGTAGGCACAGAATTGAAAATTTCTGGTGTAGATTCTGATCTATCAAATACTGTAAATGCCATTAAAGGAAGATTAGATTCAGATGATAGCAAGATTCAAAGTTTGTTGACATCACTTGAAAATAAAGTTAGTTCAATAAAAACAAGATTAGATTCTGATGATGCTAAACTTCAAGCATTGAATACATCTATTGAAGCTGGTATAGTTAATTTAGTAGATTCAGATCTTATAACAACTCAAATACAATCAAAAATAAATTCTATTGTATCTAATTTAGATTCAGACTCTACAGCATTACAAGCTGCTAATGAACAAATTACTTTAATCAAAGGTAGATTAGATTCAGATTCAACAGCTATTCAAACAATAGCTGGAATAGCTGATACAGCTTCAAGAGCTGGTGGAGTAGGCGATTCAGATTTAAAAGTTGTTGGTGATTTAAGAAACGAATTAGATTCTGAAATTTTATTTGTAAGAAATTTGACACTTTCATATACTAACTATGTATATACAGCAACAGCTGGACAAACATCATTTACAGGAACTGATGATAATTCTGCTACTTTATATTATACTGCAGGAGCAATATTAGTATTTTTAAATGGTGTTAAATTAGAAGCTGAAGATTTTACAGCTACAGATGGTACTTCAATTGTACTAACAGAACCAGCTGGTCTAAGTAACGAATTGAATATAGTGTGTCCTAAATTAGAATCAAATTATACACCCACTATACCTGCTGACTGGGTTAACTCAACTCAAGAAGCTAAAATACTTAGAAGTTCGTGGAACACAGCAGATGATAATTTTGGAATGAGCGTATCTTTAGACGAGAGTGGTAATACAGCAATTATTGGATCTATTAAAGTTGTAGGTGGTGCTAGAGGATATGTACATTTTTTTACAAGATCAGGTACTACTTGGACTCAAGGTCAGACATTAACAAGGACAGGTGGAGCTAGTGCTGATAGAAGAAATTTTGCACAAAAACTTGTTTTATCTAAAGACGGAACGTTTGCTGTTGTAGCAGCTCGGGATGATGACAATCCTTCCGGAGGTTTAGATACTGGTGCTGTTTACGTGTATGCGTTGTCAGGTAGTACTTGGAGCCAAGCTCAAATTTTAGCACCAGCTGGTTCTGATATATCAAACGATTCAAGATTTGGTAGAGGTATAGACATAACTAAAGATGGTTCATATATAATTGTAGGTGCTGCAGCACAAAAAGCTGTTTATGTTTATTTAAAAACAGGTACAACAACTTGGACTTTACAACAAAAAATAACACCTTCAAATAGTTCTGGAGATGATTATGGCGCAAACGTTGCTTTAAATTCAGATACTGGAGACACAGCCATTATTTCTCATGAAGGTAGAGATAGAGTTTTTATATGGACTAGATCAGGCACTACATGGTCACAACAAGCTGAGATAGCTCCAACAAATCCAAATGATGTTGGAGGTGGTGAGTGGGATGTTAGATCAAGTGTTACCATATCAGGTGATGGAGATACTGTAGTTTTTGGTGATCAAGGTGAAGGTGCAATATATGTATATACAAGATCTGGCACTACATGGTCTCAGCAACAAAAAATAACACCTACTGAGACAATCGGTACAAGTGCTGGTAGAATTAGTAGATGGGGATCATCAATAAGTTTATCTACTGATGGTAATATCTTTGCTGTAGGAACTGATAGATTTCATGATCTAGGTGACCCAGAAACTGGACAAACACAAGTGTGGCAACGAAGTGGAAGTACTTGGACAGAAAAAAAGAAAATACAATCAGCAGACATAGCAGCAGGAGATCATTTTGGAATTTCAAATGCAATATCTGGAGATGGTAAAACATTATTAGTTGGCGCTCAAAGAGATGATGATAATGCATCCAACGCTGGATCAGCATTTGTATTTACAGCTTAAAGATAAAGGATAAAGTAAATGAGTAACGCAAGAAAAATAGCAAATATAGTAGTAGGCACAGAAGTTAAACTTTCTGTAGTGGATTCTGATTTGGCTAACACAGTAAGTGCTATAAAATCTAGATTAGATTCTGATGATGGTAAATTACAATCATTAGATACTTTAATTAATAGTAGAGTATCTTCAATTAAATCTAGATTAGATTCTGATGATGGTAAGTTACAACAACTCGATACTTTAATAAAATCAAATTTAAGTAATTTAGCTGATTCAGATTTAATTGTAAGTCAACTTACTGCTAAAATAACTTCTGTTATAAGTAATTTAGACTCAGACACTACAGGAATACAAGCTGTTAATACTCAAATTCAAACTATTAAAAACAGATTAGATTCTGATGATAGTAAAATTCAATCTTTATCAATCTTATCTCAGTCAGCATTATCTGTTTCAGGAATGAAAGATTCAGATCTTAAAGTAGTATCTGATTTAAGAAATGATTTAGATTCAGAAATATTATATGTAAGAAATATTGCTCTAAGTTATACTAATTACATTTATACAGCAACAGCTGGACAAACAACATTTTCTGGTACTGATGATAACTCAGTTACATTAGCTTATACAGCAGGATCAATATTAGTATTTTTAAATGGTATTAAAATTGAAGCAGAAGATTTTACAGCTACAGACGGCACTTCAATTGTACTAACAGAAGCAGCTAGTGTCAACGCACAGTTAGTAATAGTTGTTCCTAAGTTACAATCAAATTACGTAGCTCCTATAGTTATAGATTGGGGAGGAATGCAAACATTTGAAATAGCACCTAATCCTCCAGTTACAGGCCACGTTGGATATTCAGGAAGTCAAGTAGCTCTAAGTAGTACAGGTCAATATGCAGCAATAAATGCTATGAGTTATACTAATGATAGGGTAGGTCACACTAGTAATTCTGGTGGTGGTTTTATAATTTATAAAAATAGTAGTTCAGATTACAGTGATGCAACAGCGTGGGATAAAGTAGCTTCCAAACATAGTCTTCCTGTGACGTCAGGAGGACCGACAGGAGCAACATTTAGTATTAATGAGGCTAATGAACAACGTTTGGGAGAAAGACCAATTTGGATTAACGAAGATGCCTCTAAAGTTGTAATTCCTCATATGCCGACTAGTACTGCTTCAACGTGGGCAATGTTTGTTTTATCCAGAGTTGATAGTGATTTTTCTGACTATGGTTCTTTTAATCCATATGAAATATTAACTGATAAAGGTTCTTCTCAAAATAGAATGGAAGGATATTTAGCTTCACATCTTGACGTTGACAAAAACGTTGAAAGAATAGTTTATCATGTTCCTAAAATTAATAGTAGTAGTGTTTTTGTTGGAGGTATTGCTATAATAAAAAGAACAGGAACAACTTGGGCTATAGAAGCTCAATTTGATACTCATGATGCAAAAACTGGATACCAAACAGTATATACTAATACTTCAAACTCACCTGGAATGGGTAAAGATGGTGTTGTGATGAGTGCAGATGGAGATAAAATAGTTTGTTCTAGCACAAATGGAGCTCAAAATGAATCTAACAGAGGAGCTATATGGACGTTTACAAGATCAGGAACAACGTGGTCTATGCCTGATAATGGTACTATATACAATCCAGATAGTTCATCTAATGCATTTGGAAAATCTATTTCTTTATCAGCTGATGGAAATTATTTAGCAGTTATATGTGCTAATGGTGCTACATCAGGTAGTTCTGTTGACAATAAAATTAGAACTTATGAGTGGAATTCAGGTACATCGGGTTGGGATGAACTAGCTTCAGACATTTTAATGTCAACTGAAAGCTCTGGTTCTGGTAGACCACAATGGTTTGGCGATGAAATGAATCTTGTGAAAATCAATAGTGATGGTACTGTTTTAGCATTTAATGCTCGTTATGATGATGACTCAGACGGCTTGCAAGCTAACACAGGTCTTATAAGAATTTACAAAAGATCAGGTAACACATGGTCATTAGCTAATTATAAATATGGTGCTGATTTATTTAGTTCAGTAAGTAATTTTAATACCAATCATAGTAGTAATCATTATATAGATAGAATGGATATGAGTGAAACTGGAGCTACAATCATAGCTGCTGCACCATTCTTAGACACTGACATAGCCAATGGAAATGGTCCTACCTATGGAGCTATTGGAATATTACATGATAGTTAAACAAAGGAAAAGTAAATGAGTAACGCAAGAAGATTGAGTAGATTGATAGTAGGTACAGAACTTGTAGCCTCAAATGTTGATTCAGATTTATCTACAAAAATTAATTCAATTAAAACAAGATTAGATTCTGATGATAGTAAAATTCAATCTTTAAGTTCTTCAATTGCTTCTGTATCTTCTGCAGCAGGTTTATTAGATTCTGATTTGAAAGTTGTTGCTGATTTAAGAGATCAATTAGATTCAGAGATATTATTCGTAAGAAATTTATCATTATCATATAATAGTTATGTTTACAACGCAACAGATGGACAAACATCTTTTACAGGTAATGATGCTAACTCAGCAACTCTAGCTTATACTGCAGGATCAATTCAAGTATTTTTAAATGGTATTAAACTAGAAGGTGATGACTACACAGCTTCTGATGGTACTTCTATTGTATTAGCTGAAGCAGCAATAACTAATGCACAATTAATTATTGTATGTCCTAAGTTAGAATCAAATTATGTAATTCCACCTTACGTTGCTGATTGGTCTAATGCACCTGCTGAGACAGCAGCTATTCAACATTCAGGACCTGCAGACAATGATTATTTTGGTGTTGATGTTGGTATAGATAGAAATTATGCTATTGTAGGAGCATATGGAGATGATGCAGCTGTTAGTTCCGGAGGCGCTGCTTATGTATTTTTTAAGTCTGGAGGATCTTGGTCACAACAAGCTATGATAGGTGGGGATACCAATCAAGATTATTTTGCTGGAACAGCTGTTGCCATTGGTGGATCAACTGAAGGACTTAGAGTTGCATTAGGAATTCCTAAATATAACCTTGGAAACAATTATGGAAGAGTGATGTTTTATACAAGATCAGGAACAACCTGGACACATCAAGCCAGTATTAATGGAGCTTTAGGTGCATCAACTACAGCAGGATTTGGTAATGCGCTAGCAATGAGTGGCGATACAACAGTTGTAGGTGCAACTGCTGAGAGTTCAGACACAGGAAGAGTATATGTGTATACTGGAAATGGTACATTACAACAAAATATAATTTCAAGCGATGCTGCTTCTGGCGATAAATTTGGATTTTCCGTTGATATTGATGGTGACTTAATGGCTGCTACGGCTCCCTTTAAGAATGGACAAGAAGGTGCTTGTTATGTTTTTGAAAGATCAGGTACTACTTGGACACAAAAAGCTAAATTAGTTCATACAGGTTCTCAAGGTTCTGATAGATTGGGATATTCAGTTTCATGCCACGAAGGTGCAAATGGAACAAATACAATTGCAGTTGGTCATAATGATCAAAGAAGTGCTCCTAACCCTCCACAAGGAGGAGGAGTTTTCGTATTTACAGGATCAGGAACTAGCTATACTCAACAAGCAAAAATAGTACCATCAGATGTAGCCACCGGAGACTACTTTGGAAGTTCTGACGTCAATGGCAGGAGCATAAGTAATCAAATTCAATTTGATAAAGGACAAGCACAAGGAGATGTTCTCTTTATAGGATCAAGCAATGATGACGACAATAGTTTGAGTAACTCAGGTTCTGTATATGTTTTTAGTAGATCAGGTTCAACGTGGAGTCAAACTCATAAGATAAATGCATTTACTAAAGGACCTTCTGCATCAGCAAACTTTGGTGGATCTCTTGATGTAGATGAAAATGGTAGTTTAATAGTAGGAGCTCCAAATGATGATGAAGGTGGCACTGCTAGAGGTGCTGCATATATTTTTGATGCACAATAAATAAAAGGAAAAGTAAATGAGTAACGCAAGAAGATTGAGTAAAATAGTTGTTGGTACGGAAGTAAAAATAGCTTCTGTTGACTCTGATCTATCAAATAAAATAACATTGTTTAAAGGAAGATTAGATTCTGATGATGGTGCTATACAATTATTAGGAGCATCACTCGAATCTGTTTCATCATCTTCAGGTATGAGCGATTCAGATTTAAAAGTAGTTGGTGATTTGAGAAACCAATTAGATTCTGAAATTCTTTTTACTAGAAATCTATCAGTTAGTTATACAAATTATCTTTATAACGCTACAGCAGGTCAAACATCTTTTAGTGGAACGGATGCTAACTCAGCAACTCTAGCTTATACTGCTGGAGCTATACAAGTATTTTTAAATGGTGTACTGATGACCTCAGAAGATTTTACAGCTACAGATGGTACTTCAATTGTATTAACAGAACCAGCTCAAGTGAGTGCTCAATTAATTGTACTTGTTCCTAAGATAGAATCAAATATTATAATAACTGGTGTAGATTGGACTAGCCATTCTTTAGCACAAAGTCTTCAACACTCAGGAACACAAGTAGCTAGTCAGCTGTTTGGTGAAGTAATTTCTATCGATGGAGATTACGCAGTTATAACTGCAAGAAATTTATCATATCAAATTAGTAGTACTGATGTAAAAGGAAAAGCATATGTGTTTTATAAATCAAGTGGTACCTGGGCACAACAAGCTGAGCTTTCACATACTGACACGCCATCTAGTAACTACGGAGTAGATGCAGCAATATCTGGAAATACAGTTGCAGTTGCTGATAGTGCAGGTGATGGGGCAGTAAGAATATTTACAAGATCTGGTACTACATGGTCTTTACAACAAAAAATAACAGGAAACTCGACAACAATGAATGGTTTTGCTGACGGAGCTATATCATTATCAGGAGATAAATTAGCTGTAGGATGTTATGCATATGCTACTCCTGGATCAAGTACAGGAAGAATAGCTATTTTTAATAGATCTGGATCAACGTGGAGTTTTGAATCTTTTCTTGATGCTTCAGATGCAGCTGCTAGTGATCTAATGGGGTATTATAATGTTTCTATTAGTGGTAACTATGTTATTGCCGGAACATCAGCCAGAGAAGCTGCATATATATGGTTTTACAATGGATCATCGTGGTCACAACAAGCAAAATTAACAGCTTCAGATGGAAGTTCAGGTCATAGTTTTGGGTTTAGTGTTGCAATAGACGGTGACATAGTAGTTGTAGGCGCTGCATGGAAAACCAGTGAAACGGGAGCTGCTTATGTATTCACTAGATCAGGTACAAGTTGGACTCAAACAACAATTTTAGGAGCAGGTGGTACTATACCAAGTGATTTATCAACTGGCGATCAATTTGGATATACTTTAGATATAGATGAAAACTCATTAATTGTTGGTGCACCTAATGTAGCTTCACCTAGAGGTAATGGATCAGCTTATATTTTTATAACTAGCAATAGTGGCGCAGCATGGACACAGGCAAATAAATTTACAACTACAAGTGGAGACAACACTGATAATTATGGTTATGGGAGAAGAACAGTAGCTATAGATGAAACGTCTGAATCAATTATTGTAGGAGCATATGAAGATGATACTGGAGCAACTAAGGCTGGTAAAGTATATTTTTATGAAGGTTAAGTAATTAAATTATATATATAGTTAACAAAAAAAGGATAAGTTAATGAGTAACGCAAGAAAAATATCTCAACTTGTAGTTGGAACAGAAGTTAAAATTTCCAACGTAGATTCTGATATTAATAATAGTTTAACTAATATTATATCTAGATTAGATTCTGACGATAGTAAATTACAATCACTTAATGTAGCAACAGCCGCTGCTTCAAGTGTTGCTGGTATAAGTGATTCAGATTTAAAAGTAGTTGCTGATTTAAGAAATGATTTAGATTCAGAAATATTATATGTAAGAAATATAAGACTTAGTTACACAAATTATCTTTATAACTCTACTGCAGGACAAACATCATTTACAGGAACTGATGCTAACTCAGCAACTCTAGCTTACACTGCTGGTTCAATTACAGTATTTTTAAATGGTATTAAACTTGAAGCTGATGATTACACAGCTACAGATGGTACAACAATAGTTTTAACACAGCCAGCAGGTTTGAGTAGTCAGCTATCAATTCTTTGTCCTAAATTAGAATCTCATCCAGCTGTAATACCTGCTACTACATATACATGGGCACTTGGTCATTCAGTAGATCAAGTAAAAATAGTTTCTAGTGATATAGGAACAGGAGATAGATTTGGATGGGATCTTGCTATAGATCAAGATGGTGATACAATGGTAGTTACTGCACCTTATTGGGATGGAGCTACATACCAACAAGATGGAGCTATTTACGTATATACAAGAGCATCTACAGATGCTACAGATAGTGACTGGACTGAGCAACAAAAAATGACAGCTGAAAGTTTTACTGGAGTTAATCATAATACTTACTTTGCATGGTCTGTTGATATTACAAATGACGGAGATACAATAGTTGCTGGTGCTCATAAAACACCAAACGATAAAGGTGGTCATCTAGTAGTATACTCAAGAACAGGTTCTACCTGGGCAATAGATAGCGAGTTATTTGCTAATGATATACCAGAGTCTTCTGCTCAAAGTGTTGATAGGCTAGGTGAAGCTGTTGCAATTTCTGGAGATGGAAATACAATTGTGGCTGGAGCTCCTGGTAAAGGATCCGGAGCAGGTAATGGATTTGCTTATATTTTCGTAAAAGATGAATATGGAGATTGGTCTCAAGAAGCAAAAATTTCTCCTCAATTTAAATCAGGAGGAAGTGCTTCTAGTCATGGAACTGATGGTAATCAAGATTTTGGTAAAGCAGTAACTATTACAAATGATGGTAATACTATTGCAATTGGTGCACCTGGAAGATCAATTGGTAGTGGAAATATTACAGGACGTGTTGAAGTATTCACAAGATCTGGATCTTCATGGTCACATCAAGTAACTATTGAAAATGATACACCTACAGCTAGAGATGGCTTTGGTTGGACTGTATCTTTAGCAGGAAATGATGGAGATACATTAGCTATAGGTCAACATTATGAATACTCTGGATTTGACGGACATTCGTGGATATATATTAGATCTGGTTCTACGTGGTCACAGCAAGCAAAGTTAAGAGGTTATTCTATTACTGCTACTGAAGATTATGGTGTTGATGTTAGTCTTTCAGATACTGGAGATAGATTAATTGCTGGAGCACAACAAGATAATGTTGCATCAGGACAAGAACCTGGTACAACTTTTATTTGGAGAAGAAATGACAGTGATGCTATTACATGGAATTTAGAAAGAAGAATAGAACCAACGTCTGGTTCTCATGATGATAGATTTGGATACGCAGTATCACTTGCAGGAGATAGTAGTACAATTGCAATAGGAGCTTACGGCGAAGGCGGCGGAGGCAGCAATTTAAATGGTGCTGTATATGTGTTTGTAGGCGAACAAGAATAAAAAATATTCAAGTTAACAAAAAAAGGATAAGGTAAATGAGTAACGGAAGAAAATTAGCTGACTTAATGGTTGGTACAAATGTAGTAGCAACTAATGTTGATTCAGATTTATCTACAAAAATTAATTCAATTAAAACAAGATTAGATTCTGATGATACAAAGTTACAGTCTTTGGATACAGCAATACAAGCAGGGATTCAAAACTTAGCTGACTCTGATTTAATTATTAATCAATTACAAGCTAAGATAAATTCTGTCATATCTAATGTTGATTCAGATTCATCATTTGTACAATCCATCAATACACAAATAGATTTAATAAAATCAAGATTAGATTCAGACGATGCTAAACTTCAACAAGTAAGAACAAGTATTGCTTCAGAAATATCAGCTACCAACACAGACGTAAGTTCTATTATAGGTAGGTTAGATTCAGATAGCTCAAAGCTACAACAATTAGACACCTCAATTGTATCAGTAAAAACTAGATTAGATTCAGACGATGCAGCTATTCAAGCAGCAACAACATTAGCTAGTGCAACAGCTGGTTCTGTAGGTGTAACAGATTCTGATTTAAAAGTAGTTGCTGATTTAAGAAATCAATTAGATTCTGAGATAATATTTGTAAAGAATTTTGCAATTAGTTATACAAATTACATTTATAATTCTACTGCAGGACAAACATCATTTACAGGTAATGATGCTAACTCAGCAACTCTAGCTTACACAGCTGGAGCTATTCAAGTATTTTTAAATGGTATAAGATTAGAAGCTGACGACTATACAGCTACAGATGGAACAACTGTTGTATTAACTGAAGGTGCACAACTAGGTCATCAAGTTACTATTGTTTGTCCTAAGTTAGAATCAAATTATATACCTGCTCTTAACTGGGGTGCTTTGTCTCTTGTAACAGTACTTATGGGTGGTGATGGTGATGGTCCTGCAGGAAATTTCGGAACCAATATTGATATGGCAGGTGATTATATTGCAGTTGGTGCTCCAGGTATGACTGGAGCTCATTATAGTGGAAGTGTTCAAGCTGGAGGAGTTTTTATATACAAAAGATCAGATTCAGAAGGTGGATATGGATGGCCAGAAACAACATTAATATACGATGGAAACGGCCTGTATCCTAATGCAGACGAACAAGATCAGTTTGGATCCTCACTAGCTTTTACAGATGAAAATGGTGATAATTTATTAGTAACAAATACTAATACTAGCAACTCTGCTCGCCAATATAAAGTATATCACTACACAAGATCTGGGACTACATGGTCTTTAGCTCAAACAATTAATGCTCCTACATATGGTGGTGCAAGTTCGGGCAATCAAATGGAAGCAAGTAATAGCGATCATGGGTTTGGTAGAGATGGACGTTTATCAGCGAGTGGTGATTATTTTGTGGTTGGTGCTCCAACTGATGATGCTGGAGGTGATAATAAAGGTTCTGCATGGATGTATTATTATTCAAGTGGAAGTTATGCTATTCAACAAGAGTTAATTGGTTCTGACAATGGAGATGCTTCTAGATATGGAGAACAAGTATGTATCAATGGTGATGTAGCAGTAATAGGAGCTCCCGATCAAGATAAATATGATGGCTATAAAGGTGCTGCTTATGTATTCACAAGATCCGGATCATCGTGGTCTCAGCTACAAAAAATTCAGCCTCCGACTTCTGGTGTTCATTCTGATACTTCGGCTAGAAAAGGAATGGGTAAATCTGTATCAATTGATGGAGATTACATAGCAATTGGAGCTCATCAGTCAACAGTGTCAACTTATACTTATGCTGGAAAAGTTTATATATACAAGTGGAATGGAAGTTCGTATGTCATAGATGGTTCAGTGACACCTTCTAATCCGATGCAATATGGTTATTTTGGACAATCGTGTGAAATAAGAGGTGATGTATTAATTGTAGGATCATACGGAAGAGTTTCTGGTTATGTTTTTACCAGAACTGGATCAACATGGACAGAACGAAAAATATTATTTCCTGGCAATACTCCTTTTAACTCAACTGGATTGGGTAGCACACAACAATCTACTATTAATAAAGACACAACTAAAAATGAAGTAATATTAGGAGCAAATGGAAAGGGAGTGTGGGTTTACTCACTCTGATAAATTAAATATTAAAATTAAAAAAATATAAATATTAAGTCTAAACAAAGGAAATAAAAAAATGAGTAGAGGTAGAGAACTAGCCAAATTAGTAGTAGGACAATCAGTTGTCGTAACTGGAGTTGATTCAGATTTAGCTAACACAATAGCAGCAATCAAAGGAAGATTAGATTCTGATGACACTAAACTTCAAGCTCTTGATACTGCATTAGCAGCTGAGATTTCATCTACCAATACTGACATATCAGCTATTAGAGCAAGATTAGATTCTGAGCACGAAAACACCAGAAGTATTATTGCAGCTGGTTTAGTTAATTTAGCTGACTCTGATTTAATAGTAAGTCAGTTAACAGCAAAAGTAAGTGCAGCTATTACAAATTTGGATTCAGATTCAATAGCTTTACAAAATGTTCAAACACAAATAGATACTTTAAAAGGAAGATTAGATTCTGATGACACTAAACTTCAAGCTCTTGATACAGCAGTTACAGCAGCTCAAGCTAGAGCAGATGCAGCACATGTAAGATTAGATTCAGACGAAGCAATCATTCAAGGTCTTAGAAATACATTTACATTTTTTGAATATACCGCAACAGCTGGACAAACCTCATTTAGTGGAAGTGATAATAATTCAGCATCTTTAATTTATACTGTCAATCAAATAATGGTTTTCTTGAACGGTATAAGATTAGAATCTTCTGACTACACAGCATCAAATGGTACTAGTGTCGTTTTAACAGAAGCTGCTGGTGTAAGCAATGATGTAACAATTGTTAGTTTAGTTAAGTCATCCTAAAATCATCTTTTTCTAACTAATAAATAATTAGTAAAAGAGGTTCTTTATAATGGCATATGACTCCGAAAACATTCCTTTAGTTACAAGGATTGAATCAGGCAATGGTAATAACGTAAGTTTTTCTGTGAATTCAGAAGGTGAGGGTGTTTATAAAATAAACTCTCTTGTTGATTCTGATTTTGTAAAAAGTGTTATTTCAGAAAATCCTGCTGTTGTTGATTCTGATATTGTATATAACATGATTAGAGAACATGCTGCTTCTTCAGATGTTTCTGGTGATACTGTTACGTTAAATAATCCCTCCGATGGTTCTTTATCTGTAGAGCCTGGAATAATAAATTTAGAAGTAAACAACACAGTAGCAGATGCTATTGATAGATTAAACGAAGCTTCAAGAAATGTTTTAAAAAATACAGCTGTAGCTAATCTAGATTTTACTGGAGATAATTTAGTTGGTGGAGCTGGTTTTACTACAACATTAACAACATCAGCAGATGGTACTCCAAATAGATATGATGTTTATTGGGGTGATGGTACAGTAGATTCAGACAGTTCTGATAGCACACCTTCCCATACATATAACAGTAACAGTGGTTCTCCTTTTACTGTAAAAGTTGTAGCAAGAAATAATTCTGGTGAAGGTGCAGGTTCATTTTCAATAAAAGAAAGATCTAATTATGTTATTGTGTATACAGCTACACCAGTAGTTAGCTTTGCAATATATGCAGCTTCTTCTGGTGGTTCTCCTATTACAAATTGGGATGATGGAGCAACTGTATATCTACAAAATAACACAACTAATACTTCGAATTCAACTGCTACGTATAATTGGAATTTTGGAGATAGTGATGGTGTTTATTATGTTAGTAACGATGGTCAAGCAGGTGGTTCTGTAAACAATGGTGGTTCAAGGTTACCTTATACTTTTGATTCTGTCACTGAGACTGATCGAACTTTTAATATTTCATTAACTTTAAATACACACACGACAGCTAATCCATCTGATCTTCCTATAGCTGATTCTGATAACACATATAAAATATATGATACACATACACCAGTAGTATCAATAGACGATAATGATGGTATTAACGAAGAAGCTACATCAGGACATACTGTTCAAGCAACTAACAACAGTGGAGCTGGCGTAGGAAGTTATTCAGTTTATGGAAATCAATATGTATATGTGTGGGGTGATGGTACTTCTAACACAACTGTAAATGCTGGTTCAGGTTCATCTGGCGACAGAGGAGTTGGATCAGTTTCACATACATATGCTTTATCAGGTTCTAATCAATCTAATGGAAATTCGACTACTTTTAATGGTGAATTGAGAATTACATCTTTACATTCAAGTTCGCCTTTTTCATCTTCACCTTTTAGTGTAACAGTAAGACCTGATTTGAGAGTTAATGTTGCATTAGCTTCTACGGATGGTAATTTAACATTATCTGATAGAACTGGAGACAACGTAGGTAGCTTATATAAGTTTACAGATTATAACAACAAAGTTAGATCTAGAGTTGACCTTGTAAATACATCTCAAAATGCTAGTAGTTATATTATTGAAAGAGGTTTTGGAACTCCAGTATCTAGAACTCAAGGATCTGGTGATCCTGGCACTGTAGGAGGAAGCAATCAAAATTTTCAGTTTGATGCTGAAGATACTGGTACTTATATTGTTAGAGTAAGAGGTTTTGGTTCACCAGGTGGAGTAGCTCAAGAAGACAGCGAAACATTAACTGTAACTTTATCAGATCCCCCAACAGCACCTAGTTATCTTACTGAACGTACTTTAACTTTAGCTACATCAAGTGTAGGAACTAATCCAAAAACAGCTTATTATGATGCTTCATCAGGGTACGATAGAACTCAAGATGCACCTACATTATCACCTGGAACTAGTTTAACTAGTTCTATAGCAAGAAGATATACTGGTACCGGTACATTTAGTACAACAACATTAAACGGTGTAGGAGATGCAACTACTGGTTATTTAAGGGCTAGAAAAGGTACAAATGTTATAATTGGAACAACAACTTTTACTACTGATTTAAATCAAAACGGAACTTTTGATTCTTTGATAGTATCTAATCAAGGAGACGCTCATGATACTGTTAGTAGTTCAACTTACCCAACTGGTTTTTATCAAACATTTGATGCTACAATAACTCATTCTTTAGCTAGTGGATCAACATCTAATGGTTTAAATGCTTTTAGATTAGAAAGTAGTTTTGGCAATTCTAGTTATGTACATATACTTAAAGACAGTGTAACAGATACACCAACTATATCTAATGCAGGTACATTAAGCGTAGGCAATGCAGGTTCGTTGAAATATATATCTGGTATACCTTACTTCAACTCAGGTTCTCCAACTGTTAGTGTATCAGGAATTACTATTACAAATTTAGTTGGTCTAGCTTACATTGATGCTTCTAATATTGTTGAAATAGATACTAGTACAAATCAAGAAGGTACATCAGCTTCAGGTACAAATAATACAGACTATACATATGCTAACATAGATGGTTCAACTACAATGTTAAATAGTGGTTTTCCTATAGCAGGAATTGGTAGTGAAGGTACACCATATGCTATTGGAGATTTAAGTGTTCCTATTACATCTTCGTCTGTAAGAACTGTAGATAGAATAAAAATAAGAGCTAGAAATGTTAATGGTGTAAGTTCATATGTTGAAAATACAACAAATATAAATGTACATACTGCAGCTCAAAGTGGTTTTAATGAAAACTCTATAAGCGTTTCAAATAGTTTAGGATCTACATTTACAGATAACGCAATTAGATCAGCAGCATTTAAATCTGAAACAACTAATACACCTTCTTTAAGAGGTTCAAGTTTTAATTATTATTCTACAGAAACTTTTACAGAATCAGCTGATCCTGGCGTAGCTGGAACAAAAGAAGCTACAGTAAGATTAGGAATATTAAAACACGACGTTACTAACTATTCAACATATGTTCCACCAGGACCAAATAGATCAAGTGATACTGGTACTCAGTTTTATACATTAGCATTTAGAAGAGCTGCTATGGCTAACTTTACTGTAAATATAGTTTCAAGTACAGGTATTGAAGGAATGTTTATAGCTGCACCAGGAACAACAATAGATAATTCTTCTGGTACAAATGGTTGGTTAAATTGTGGATCACAATATGCTGGAGCAGGTGTTCCAGGAAGCAATACAGGTAGTGGAGGAAATGGCTCTGATGGATGTGCGTCTACAGGAGCTGATGTAGTAGGTACTGGAACTTTAAATGGATCCTTTACTTTTACTTTAGGTACAGAAAATTCAACAAATGCAGATAGCAATGTTGTATTATTGAGAATAGCTTTAGCAGCTAACGACACAATAACTAGTTTGAGTATTAATTAATGGCTATTAGTTTAAAATCAAAAGTCGATTTTCTATTTAAGAAATTAGGTTTCAATGTTACAAGAACTGATTCTGATAGTCTTAAAGGAGCAACTAACGAATCAATACCATCACCGTTAGTCATAAGAGGCGACTTAACTTGGAACAAAGCTGGAGCTATTCCTAATGCAATTCCAAGTTCAGATAATTCTATAGTTGAAGTTTATGGTTCAAATAATTTAATTCAAACTACAATGGACGGAACAGCTTCAACCAATCGTACGTGGCTAACAGGATTAACCAATTGGATCAATCCAGAATTTGGAGCTACATATCAAGTTAAAGTTTATATACACACAACAGACGATAGCGATAGTGCTGCTAATATAAGTAAACAAGTTTTTGCCTCAGGTTCCGGAAATAACGATGAATGGTTTTTTGATTATTCGTCTGGTGTGTTACATTTTATGGGAGAGAATTTACCTAACGGTGTAAGTTTTTCTGGTAAATCTGTTTACATAAGTGGAGCAAGATATGTAGGACCATTAGGTTTAGATGAGTTTGTTCCTAATGCTATGAACGAATCTGATCAAGCTGTTGTTTCACAACACACTAGAGATATAAGTAGTTTAAAAAATGCTTTAGATTCAGATTATATTTTATTTCAACAAAAAATATCTAACATAGTAGGTATAGGTGACTCTGATTTAAGTGTAGCTGCAACATTAAGAAATAATGTTGATAGTTTAAGATTAGATGTTGATTCAGATACCATATTTGTTCAAAATCTTAGAACAAAACAAACACAATTAAAACTTTCAATAGACTCTGATTATGCATTATTTCAAAATAAAATATTAAGTATAAAAGGTATTGAAGATTCTGATTTGACAGTCATGGCTAATTTAAGAAATGATGTAGACAGTTTAATTTCAGACAGAGATTCAGACACTTCTTTCATACAAAATCTTAAATCGAAACAACAGTTGTTGAAAACTTCATTAGATTCAGATCATGATCTTTTTCAATCAAAACTTTTACAAATCGAAGGTATAGGTGATTCTGATTTAACAGTCATGGCTAATTTAAGAAACGAAGTGGATAACCTTAAATTAGACAGAGATTCAGATACAATTATATTACAAAGTTTAAAAATTAAACAAGATGAAATTCTTCAATTGTTAGATTCAGATCAAGCTCAAATTCAAGCTATACGTACTGAAGTTAGAACAAGATTAGATTCAGACTTTGGTCATTTTGCTAGCAAAATATCTGTTGGTGTTGACTCTGACTTACAAACTTTAACTACAAAAGTTTCAAGTCTAATGTTAGATAGAGATTCAGATACAATTGTTATTCAAGATCTTAATAAAAGATTGAATATATTAGAAGCTGCAATAGGTGTTACACCATCACAACCAGATGCAACACCTGTACCAACTGATTCAGAAACATTAGGAACATTACAATTCCAGACAGACAGTGATAATACACTTGAAGAAAGTATTACTGTTGCGTGGAGAGTAATAGCAGGTGACGGTGCAACTGTTACTATTAACACAGTATTATTTGCCAAAGGAATGACTGATGCAAATGTACTACAAATCTTGTATATTAATATTATTGATCACCCAATAGCTAATAGATATTGGGAAGTGTTTGCATTGAGAGGTGGAAATAAAATTGAATATGCGTTTAAGGAAAAATATAGTTTATTAGGATACACTTTAACTGTTTCAGTAACTAAACAAGGAAGTGACAATGCTAATTTTACTAACACAGTTCCTTCATCGTAGAATTTTAATAATATAAATATAACAGATAATTTATCTTTGTAATTACAAAAAGGAGTCGATAGATGGCGTTCCAAGTTAGCCCAGGTGTACAGGTCAAAGAAAAAGACCTAACAAATATAATCCCAGCAGTTGCAACTTCAACAGGAGCTTTTGCAGGAAATTTCGAATGGGGTCCATGTCTAGAACCAACATTAATAAGTTCAGAAGAACAGTTAGTTTCTATATTTGGTAACCCAGTTGTTTCAACCATAGCAGGTGAAAGTAACAGAACAGATTGGTATTCAGCAGCAAACTTTTTATCTTATGCTAATGCTATTCAAGTTTGTAGAATTTTAACAGACGGTGCAAGAAATGCTGCATCAGAATTCTCAACATTAGAAGCTGGTAAAACAACTTTGACAATAACAGGTACTACTCCTGTTTTTACCTTTCCAGACTCAGACGGAGAAGGTCATAAAACAGAAACTGTTACAATAGGAGCAATTACTGGTGCATCAGCTTTCACATTTAGAGTAACAGACTCAGACAATATAAGTAACTCTGGTGATATAGCAAACATAATTAAAAATGCTATTAACGTTGAAGGAAACGCAGTAGATGCTGCAATTGATTCAGACGGGTCATCATCATTAAGTAATGATGCAACAATAACTTTTACAACACCAGCTGGTACAGATCCATCTGCAGTAACTACTATAGGTTTGTCTTTTATTCCAATAGAAGAACAAGAACAAGGTGCAGGATTTTCTACAGCAGCTGTTCTCAATAACTTAGATGATTTTATTGCAGAAGAAAGTACACTTACAAACGGATCTGTATATGCAAGATTTCCAGGTTCAAGAGGAAATGGTGTAGGTGTTATTTTAATTGATGCATCAATAACAGATAGTGATTTTTTAAATACATCTTTAGTTAATAGCGGAACAATAAAAGCAGGTGAATTTTTTGATAAAAAACCTGGAAAGTCTCAATGGTCAACTGATACATTTGATTCAGATGTCAACGATGAAGTTCATATAATTGTACATACAACAGATACAACTATCACAGGAAATGCATTTGAAGTTTTAGAGACACATGAAGCTTTGTCTAAAGCAGGTAATGGTTTAACTGCTGATGGTGGTCAGAATTATTACAAAACTATTGTTAACAATACTAGTAATTGGATTTACATTTTATCTGAAGATAACGCTAATGGAACCTCAGTTACTTCTTTAACTAACAGTGAACAAACAACTGCAATAGGAACTAGTATCTACAAAAGTAATCAAAATGATTTTGTAAGATTTGTTTCAAATGCATCAATAGCTGGTGTTAGAAGATATAATCTTAACGGAGGTTCATCAGGTGATGATATTGACGCAGCAGATTACACATCAGCATTAGATAAGTTTAAAGATGCTGAAGAAATTGATATATCTCTTTTAATAGGTAATCATTTTGGATCAGGTACATCAAATGCATTAAAACAAAAAACTGTACAAAAATATGCAATAGACAACATTGCTAAAATAAGAAAAGATTGTATAGTTTATGTGTCACCATCATATGATTCAGCTGTTATAAACCCAACTGCTAAGAAAGTTGCAGATCATTTTGCTGATTACAACAGTAATTCATACACTGTTTTTGATTCAGCTTGGAAAAGAATGTATGATAGATACAACGATGAGTATTTTTGGTCACCTTTAGCAGGAGATACTGCTGGGTTGACAGCAAGATCAGAATATACAAACGATGCATGGTGGTCACCAGCTGGTTTCAACAGAGGCTTTGTTTCAAATGTTACTAAGTTATCTTACAATCCACAACAAGCTGACAGAGATGCTCTGTATAGGGAAAGAATAAATCCTGTTGTTACTGTAAGAGGACAAGGTACTTTATTGTTTGGAGATAAAACAGCTCTATCTAGACCTTCAGCATTTGATAGAATCAATGTAAGAAGATTGTTTATAGTTTTAGAAAAAGCAATAGCAACAGCAGCAAAGTTTCAGTTGTTTGAATTCAACGATGATTTCACAAGAGCTAATTTTGTAGCAGCTATAGAACCTTTCTTACAAGACATAAAAGCAAGAAGAGGTGTACAAGACTTCAAAGTTGTTTGTGACACTACTAATAACACATCAGCAGTGATCGATGGCAATAGATTTGTAGCAGATATTTATATCAAGCCAAACAGATCAATTAACTTTATTACTCTTAATTTTGTAGCAGTACGAACTGGAGTAAGTTTTGAAGAAGTAGCAGGAGCTTAATATGACTTTAAGAATTGATGATTTCAAAGCTGCCCTTATTGGAGGCGGTGCAAGACCAAATTATTTTAGAGTGATACCTAGTTTTCCAGGAGGTGTAACATCTACAGATAATACAGGTTTAGGATTAGTACAATTAGGTTCATTTGTAATAAAAGGAGCACAACTACCTCCTTCAACAATTGGAGAAATTCCTGTTCCTTTTAGAGGAAGACAATTGAAAGTTGCAGGAGATAGAATATTTGAAGATTGGACTATCACAATCATGAACGATAACAACTTTGCAATAAGAAATGCATTTGAATCGTGGATGAATCAAATAAACCAACACGTTGGTGGTACAACATCTCTAGGAACAAACATTCAAGCTTACATACAAGATTGGAGAGTTGAACAACTAGATAAAAATAATGATGTACAAAAAACCTATACCTTTAGAGGCTGTTTTCCAGTGCAAGTTGATCCTATAGATATGTCTTTTGACGCGACAGACACTATCGAAGAATTCAGCTGTACTATTGCGTATCAATATTGGACTAGTAATACTACGGACAATGTAGGATAAATTTACTATAACAATAGTAGCTAGTATAATATTATGAGGAAGCAGAATGGCAGAAAAAACTATTAATCTTTTTGGATTTGATTTAGTCACTCCAGAAAATGAAAAAAAACAAGTAAGTCCTGTACCTGTTGAAATGGATGACGGTACAGAACTTCCTGTTGGAGGACGCGTTGGTTACACATATGAAATTGATAAAAAATATCGAAACGAACATCAATTAATAACTCAATATAGAAACGTGAGCTTTTATCCAGAAGCTGATGCTGCAATAGACGATATTGTTAATGAAGCTTTTGTTGTTGAACATGAAAGAGCTCCAGTATCAATACGTTTAGATACTCTGAATATAGACGATAGAATTAAAAAGATAATAAGAAGCGAGTTTAAAAACGTATTACATTATCTTAAATTTCAAAGAAAATCTTATGATCTATTTAGACAATGGTACATAGATGGTAGATTGTTTTTTCAAGTAATAATAGATAAAAAAAATCCTAAAGATGGTATTCATGAACTAAGACCTATCGACGCTTTAAAAATAAAAAGAATGGTTAAACCTGAATACGAAAAAGATAAAAATACAGGTGTTCCAGTTCTTACAAAAGTAAACGAATGGTACGAATATGCTCCAGATAAAAATATGAATAGCTCTGCTAAACTATCAAAAGATAGTGTAGTTTTTTGCCCTTCTGGTATACTTGACAGAAACAGAGGAATGATTGTAGGTTATTTAGATAAAGCTATTAAACCATTTAATAATTTAAGATCAATGGAAGATGCTTTAATTGTTTATAGAATAGCAAGAGCTCCTGAAAGAAGAATATTTTATGTAGATGTTGGTCAGCTTCCTAAGATTAAAGCTGAACAATATATTAAAGATATGATGAATAGATATAGAAATAAAATTGATTATGATCCTAGTACTGGTTCAATAAGAGATAGTAGAAAATTTATGTCTATGTTAGAAGATTTTTGGTTACCAAGAAGAGATGGATCAAAAGGAACTGAAATTACTACACTTCCAGGAGGACAAAATCTAGGTGATCTTGATGATGTTGAATATTTTAAAGGCAAGTTGTATCAATCTTTAAATGTACCTATGAGTAGAATCAATCAAGATAATAATTTTCAACTTGGAAGAGCTTCAGATATTAGTAGAGATGAATTGAAATTTACAAAATTTATTCACAGAATAAGAAAACAATTTGCTGAATTGTTTAATGAAGTGTTGAGAGTACAATTAGTTTTAAAAGGCGTATGTACAACTGGTGAATTTGAAGAGATGAGACAGTATATAACATATGATTATATTTCTGATACACATTTTGAAAATTTAAAAAGAATTGAAATACTAGGAGATCAACTTAATGTGTTAAGAGATGCTTCTGAATATGTTGGTAAATATTTTTCTATAGAATATATAAGAAAAGAAATACTTGGTCAAACAGAAGAAGACATTGCAAGAATTGATAAACAAATTATGAGTGAAATGGATAAAGAACAAATACAAGATATAGATGTTCCTTCTGACATTGCAAATAACGACTTTGTTAATATGTATGATGATTATAAAAAGTCACCAGAGATGACCTTAACAGAAAACAGTAGTGATTTAGATATAAATACTACAGTAATAGAAGAGGATTCTGATGCCATTACCTAATAGTAAACAAGAGTTAGCTGATTATATATTAAGAAAATTAGGAGCTCCTGTTATTAATGTTGAGATAGCAGATATACAATTGGAAGATTGTATAGATGATGCTGTACAACTGTATCAAGAATATCATTTTGATGGCGCAGAAAGAACATATAGATTAATTAAAATTGATGAAAAATTTCTAAACAGAAATACAAGAAAACATCAAACAATGACAGCTGAAGATTATGTTAGTACTGAAACATATTCTAAAGGTGCTAGAGTGATGCATAAAATAGATAACGTAACCGGACAAAGAATATACATTAAGACTGATTCTGATGGTGCGTTTGATTCTGAAGCAACTTTTTCAACTAAATTTCAATTAGAAGAAAAAATTTTAGAAGATCAGAATATAACATTAACAGATGGTGGAAAGGTAGGAATCAAAGTTCCTAATGACATTATATCAGTTACTAAAATTGCTAAGGTTGATTCGTTTAGTCAAGCAGGTATGTGGAATTATGAGTACCAATATTTTTTAAATAACTTTGATTTTTTCTACGGTGGAATGGCAGGTGGTGGTTTAACTTCATATTACATTCAGAAATCTTTCATTGAACATATTGAATTTTTATTAAACACTTCACCAGCTATAAGATTTAACAAACATAAAAATAGATTATATTTAGATGTTGATATGAATAGACTTAAACATGTTTCTAATGGTGGTAAAAAAACACATTATTTGTTAGCTGAATGTTATGTAATTACAGATCCAGAAATTTATGGACAAGTATATCAAGACAGTTGGTTGAAATCTTATTCAGTATCATTAGCTAAGATGCAATGGGGTGCTAATTTAAAAAAATATATGAACACAGAATTACCTGGCGGGGTTCAATTAGATGGTCAAACATTATACAACGAAGGTAAAGAAGAAGAACTAGCTTTAAGAGAAGAGCTTAGAAACAATAACCAATTAGAGCTAGACTCTATTTTATGGGGATAATAAATAGTATGAGTAAAACTGACTTTACGAAAGACATTGACAATAAAGACAATTTTGTTAATAATATAAAGAACGAATTAGATGTTACAGCTTATAATGCGTTAAACGCAATAAAAAAAGAGTTAGCAACTGATTTTATTAAAGGTGATAATAATGATACTGCAAAATCTGAAGAATAAAATTTTTGAAAATCAAAAAAAGATTGTCATTGAGCAATTGAATAACGACGTTGCAGTTGATAATTCTATATTTACAGATGAAGAATTGAAAAACATTAAAGAAGAAACAGATATCAATAATTATTTTGAATATATTGAAGAAGACATTGATGATGTAGAGGAATATGAATTTGATTTAAACTCAAATGATGAAGAAGATTGTGGTTGTGAATCTCATGAAGATGATTGTGAATGTCCAGAATATTACTTAGACTTTGTACCTATGGAAGATGGTGATGAAATGGATCTTCAATATGGTGTAGAAGATAGAACTGGATACCACGATGGAATTCAAACATATATTGCTATGAAAGATGCTTTGTTTGCTGAAGAGTATGAGATATATGAAGATTTATATTTTGATGAGGATGGAAATGAGAATATAAAAGAAGGTGCAGCTCAAGTAATATTTAGAAGAGCTAAAGGTAAAATTATTAAAAAGAAAAAGTGTGGACCTGGAATGAGATTAGCAGGTCGTAGATGTTTACCTCAAACTGGAACACAAAAAGCATCGATGAAAAAATTAGGAATAAAACTTAAAAGAGCTAAGAAAGCTATGGGTTCAGCTGCAAAAAGAAAGGCTGCAAGAATAGCTAAGATTACAAAAAAGAGAATCAAGGGTCGTAATAGAAGCTTAGCTTCTTTATCAAACTAGGAGATATAAATGGCTAATACTATAATAGCAAAAAGAATTACAGCAAGAGATCAAAACTCTGCAAGAGTAACATTGCATATTGATGCAGCATCTGCTTTTGATTCAGACGCATTATTGTTTACATTAGAAACTGGTGAAACAAAAAGATTTCAACCTAATAGAATAGAGACAGTTATTAATATGGGACCTAATGATGTTACATTAGACGGTAAAGTATTTGAATCAGGCAATTGGTTGCTATCTCAATTTGGAGGTTTACCTTTTATTGGAGCAGCAGGAGGAGGTTCTCTTACTGTTGTAGGTACTAGCCCTAATGCAATAATTGAATTGAGAGGCTTCTTAGTATAATTAAGATAGGATAGAACAATGAAACTCATAGCAGAACCAACATTATTTGAAGACATAAAAGTTATTACTGAAGGTAAAGGCAAAGATAAAAAAAGAATGTATATATCCGGTCCTTTTCTTCAAGCTGAGAAACAAAACAGAAATGGTAGAGTTTATCCTCAATCTATTATGGATCAAGCAGTTAAAAAATATAAAGAAGAATATATTGATAAAAAAAGATCTTTAGGAGAGTTAAATCATCCAGCTGAACCTACAGTTAATCCTGAAAGAGCAGCTATACTAACTGAATCATTAGAGAAAGACAACATCTATTATAAAGGAAAAGCAAAAATACTATCAACACCATGTGGTAAAATTGTTGAAAGTTTAGTAGATGATGGTGTAACAATTGGTGTAAGTTCAAGAGGTTTAGGATCTCTTAAACCTACAAGAGAAGGTTATAATGAAGTACAAAGTGATTTTGTTTTAACTACTGCGGCAGATATCGTTTTTGATCCCTCTGCACAATCTTCATTTGTTGAAGGTGTTTATGAACAAGCAGAATGGATATTCGAGTCTGGATTGTTTGTTCAAAGAGACTTAGCTGAAGCAAGAAAACAATTGCTTAGAGCTGATAGAAATAGAATAAATGAAGTTAAACTTAAATTATTTAATAAATTTTTAAGAGATCTTTAAGAATTATAAATAAAAGAGACTACAAGGAGTGGACCCAATGTCTAAAGATTTAATAAATGTAATTGATGATCTTCTTAATGAGAAGGCAAAAACTGGTGCAATGACAACAAAAGATACTGTTATCAATCCGCAGGAAAAAAAGCCTATGAAAGAAGAAGAAATAAAAGAATTTAATCAGAATGCAGATAATGCAAAGAATTTAACTAGTGATGGAAAGACAGCAGATGCTGCTACTATTAAACCATCTAGTGGCAAAGATTCGAGCAATGTTGAAGCTGATAAAGGACCTCATGATCAAGCTGGAGAAAACGCTAGCGATCAAGGTGATATGAACAAAGGCAAAATTGCTAGTGATGCATCTGCTGAAATTGCGGCTGACAAAGGTCCACATGATCAGTCTACAGATAATGCAGGTGATACAAATAGTATTGATGGTATAAGTGCTAAACCTTCTCAAGCTTCTGCAGAAGTTGAAGCTAATAAAGGTCCACATGATCAAGCTAACGATCCAGGAATGAGCGAAGAAATAGAAACTGAAGAAGAAACAGTTGATGAAAAAGCTAAAATGGATGCAGTAGGTAAGGAAGATGGTGATGTTGACAACGATGGTGACAAAGATAAATCAGACGATTACTTAATGAAAAGAAGAGCTGCAATTAAAAAAGCTATGTCTTCAGAAGAAGTTTCTTGGGAAGATGCAATGTATGTTCTACATTCAGAAGAATTATCAATTAAAGAATCATCAGGAGCTTTTGATTGGGACAAGATTAAAGACTTAGATGAAAGTCAATGGTACCTATTAGTTGGCGAATTAGACGAATCTGAAGTTGACATTTTTGCTGAGGAATTAAAAACTATGGCTTCAAGTATACCAGAAGAACAAGAGCTTCCAACAAAGCAAGAAGCTGAAGAAGAATATGGTAGAGAATTGACTGATGAAGAGTATGATCATATTTGTGATTCACAATATCACTTATGTGCTGTTGTAGTTGAACATCCAGAGTGGGGTGAAGGTAAACCAATTATTGGTAGACACGCTGCACCAGATGATGAAGGTAACATAGAATGGTATGATGTAGAATTTGAACATGGAATAGAAGAAGAAGTTCCTGTAGAAGGTATGAACATTGTTCACGAAATGAGTCATGGCGCTTCTAAAGGTAAAAAGAAAATGAAAGAAACTATGAAAAAGAACATTGACACAAGCATGGGTGAAGATAAAGTTGAAGAAGGTGAGAAAGTAAAACCTGGTTCTGCTTTTGACAGAATGCCTGCTAAGTCTCCAGGTGTGAAAATGGGTGATAAGATTCCAGCTAAATTTAAGCCAGGTGTTCCTGCAGTTTCTTCTGTTAAGAAAGAAGAAGCTGAAGAAGTTGAAGAGGCTTTACCAGCAGGAGATCCAATTCAAAAACTTGGTGATGCAAAAGGTCAAGATACAACTATCAAAACTGGTGCAAATGACAAAGAGCTTCCTGCAGATGATAAGAAAACAGCTAAAGGTGAAGCTGATAATAAAGGAGGCGATCCTGCAGCTGGTCCTCATAACCAAGCTAATGATCCATTAGAAACACCAACTACAGCTAATCCAAAAGGTGTTGCAAAATTAAAAACAGCATCTGCTACAGCTGAACCTAACAAAGGTCCACACGATCAAGCTAAGGATCCTATAGTCAATAAAATGGCAGCTGAAGAAACACATTCTGAGAACGTGGATGATTTAGATGAAGATTTTAAACGTAAGGCACAAGTAGTTTTTGAAACAGCTGTTAATGAAAAAGTTGAGCAATATAAAGTAGAAATTCAAGAAGAAACTGAAAAGTTAATTCAAGAAGAAAAAGATTCTATTAATGAAAAAGTTCAAGAATATATTGACTATGCGGTTAAAGAATGGTTAAAAGAAAATGAATTAGAAATTAAATATTCTTTAAGAACTGAAGTAGCTGAAAGCTTTATTACAGGAATGAGAAAATTATTCGCAGAGAATTATATAGACATACCTGAAGATGAAATTTCTGTTGTTGATGAAATAACAGAACAAATAGATTCATTTAAGGAGCAATCTGAAGAGTATGCTTCACAAAATGAAAAACTACAAAAAGAAGTCTTAGAATTGAAAAAGTCATCTATTGTAGAAACAGTATCAGAAGGTCTAACAGAAACACAGAAAATTAAATTAGAAAAATTATCTGCATCTGTTGAAGCTGAAGATACAGAGGAATTCCAAACCAAGTTAGAAGATCTTAAACAAGTTTATTTTAACGAAGGTGAAGAAAGCAAGAAGCTTCTTGGCTCATTGAGTGAAGAAGTTATTGGTACTGACGAAGTAATTGCTGAAGAATCTAATGACTATTCCGTCAATGCATACGCTCAGTTCCTTACAAAAACTATAAAGAAATAATTAAGAAAAAAATTTAATATGAATAAGAAAAATCACATCAACGTTTTTATAAAGGAGAAGAGATATGTCTTTTGATGTTCTCACAGAAAAATGGGCTCCAGTAATTAATCACGACGATTTACCTGAAATTAAGGAAAGAGACAAGAAAGCCGTTGTAGCTCAAGTTCTCGAGAATACTGAGAAAGCTCTTCATGAAGAAACTCAGATTCAGGAATCAAGTGTATCTGGTGCAGCCTTCGGAGGTGCCTTTTCAGGCGCCGGCGATAATGCAAGTATAAACGCAACTGGTCGTGCAGGTTACGATCCGATTATCATATCACTAGTAAGAAGAGCAATGCCTCAAATGATGGCTTTTGATCTTTGTGGTGTGCAAGCAATGTCAGCTCCAACAGGTTTAATTTTTGCCTTACGTGCTAGATATAATAACAGAAATGAAGTAGACGGACTTGGTGAAGAGGGCTTAGAGGCTTTCTACAACGAAGTATTCCCGAACTTTTCTGGTACTGCCTTCAATACAGGTGCTCCTGGCACTCATAAAGAAGGTGCGAATGAGGATACTTCTGGTAACCCATTTAATCCTTCAAGAGCTGCTAACTCTGGTTCAACATCAGCTGAATCAGATGCATATACTGATAACTCAGTAACACCTGTCAATAACCCTTTTGGTGCTAACTCTGGTGCAAACCCTGCTCTTGCAGGTGGTTCAGCAAAAAATAGCGCTGAAGGTACTTCTTCTTATGGTATGACTACCAGAGAAGGTGAAGGTGATAACTTCCGTGAAATGTCATTCACAATTGAGAGAACAGCTGTCGAAGCTAAGACACGTGCTCTAAAAAGTGAATACACAATGGAGTTAGTACAAGATCTTAGAGCTGTTCACGGTCTAGATGCTGAAGCAGAATTATCAAATATTCTGTCTACAGAAATCTTAGCTGAGATCAATAGAGAAGTTGTATACACTATCATTTCTCAAGCTAAAAGAGGTGCTACAGGCCTAACAACAGCAGGAAGATTTGATCTTATTGCTGATGGTCAAGGTAGATGGTCAGTAGAAAGACAAAAAGGTCTTATGCTTCAAATAGAAAAAGAAAGCAATAACATTGCATTCGAAACTAGAAGAGGTAAAGGTAACTTTATGTTATGTTCTGCTAACGTAGCTTCAGGTCTTACAATGGCTGGTCTTCTTGACTATTCATCAGGGATCCAAGATAACTTAGATGTTGACGTAACATCAGGTGTCTTCGCAGGTACTTTGAATAATAGAACAAAGGTTTATATTGACCCGTATGCAACATCAGGTGACTACATCGTTGTTGGATATAAAGGTACAAACAATATGGATGCAGGTATGTTCTATTGTCCTTATGTTCCATTACAAATGGTCAGAGCTGTTGCTCAAGAGACTTTCCAGCCAAAAATCGGTTTTAAAACTCGATATGGAATGGTTTCTAATCCGTTTGCTGGTGGTGCTGCAGCGATCCAATCAAAAGGATTAGTAGCTCCTCACTCAAACGTATACTACAGAAAATTTGCTGTAGATAACGTATAAGAGTTATTGAACTAATATAGAAAAAGGGAGGTTAAGCCTCCCTTTTTTTGTTATAAATATATAAACAAAAGGAGTTTAATGTGATAGATATTATTATATGGATTTTAATTGGTGCTTTCATTGGATGGAATTTACCTCAACCTGGTTGGGCTATTCTTATTCAAGAGTGGATCACAGATAAAATAACTAGATTTAAGAAGTAGTTCTCACAATGGCTAATACTTTCTCAGACGTAGTGGTAAATAATCAAGTTGATTTAAATTTTACACCACCTCAGAATTTTTTTCTAACTGCTGAAAGATTGCCCAAACTAGTTTTTACAATACAAGATTTTACTTTACCTACGTTAGTTGGAGGTGAAGCTAATCTTCCTAATTCATTAAATCCTGGTCGTGTTTATATACCTGGCGATGGTTTAGATTATGGAACATTAGAAGTTAATTTTGTAATTGATAAAGAGTTTAAAACATATAGAGAAATATTAAAATGGGTAAAAGGAATTACTGCACCTGAAAGTGGTGATCAGTCAAAAGATTATCAAGAATCTATTGCCAGAAGGCAACCAGCATTTTCAAAGTTTTTTTCAAACATTGAATTGTTTGGTACTGATGCTGGTAACAGACCTTTAATAAGTTGGAAATTTAGAGATGCTTTTCCTATTGGTATAGGAGGTCCTTCATACGATTCAAAATCACAAGATGTTGAACCTTTAGTAGGAAATGTAAGTTTTAGGTACATGTATTTCGAATGTGAAACGTACACTAACGGCAAAGCTAATAACGATAAGATATAAATAAATATATAAACAAAAAGAGGTATGTCATGAAAACATTTACAGATTTTATAGAAGAAATTTTTGAAAGAGCTGAAGAAGAAGACGAAAGAGATAAACCAGATAGAAACGTTGTAATGCAAGCTAGAAAAGCTGTCAACATGGGTAATAAAGATATTACATTTCATGATGGTAAAACGCATAACGTATCAAGAGCTCATGCACAAAAATTCTTAAACAAACATACTTCTGCAGACAGAGATAACAAATTAAGTATACAAAATCATGCTCAGCAATCACATAAAAACTTCATGTCACATGTAGGTGAAGACATAGAAGTTGAAGAAGGTACAGGATCAAAAGTTTGTGATCAATGTGAAAATGGTAAAACAGAAAACGGTTCAACATGTAAACCTTGTAATGGAACAGGATATGATATGTCACCAGCAAAACCTGCTACTGAAGCATTAGTTGGAGATCAACATAAATTAGATCACAATAAAGATAATAAAATTTCTAAAAGCGATATGAAAATGGTTAGAAAAGTAGGCGCTGTGAAAGAAGATGAATCATCTGTTGCAAAAGAAGGTTCGTTAACACCTGTTAGTAAAAATGATTATGCTGAACAAATGGCCGCATACATGAAAGGTTTAATATTAAAAAATAACGTTTCAGTTGAAGAAAAAGCAGGTCTGTGGGCTAATATTCATGCAAAAAGAGCTCGTGGTGAAAAAATGAGAGAACCAGGTTCAAAAGGTGCACCTACAAAAGCAGATTTCAAAAGATCACAGTAATGTCTGTATTTAAATATTTTAAAAAAGACATAGCTCCTGAAGGATATACTTTTAATAATAAAGGTGATCTTGTCATTGAAATGGTTTTAAGAACAGATCCTAAACTTCCAAATTTAAAAGTACCTGCAGATGGTCCTAAAGGTAAAAGTTTGCATATGAAAAAAATGGGCGTAAGATCTGCACCAAGTGATAATAAAAAATCTGAAGTTAAAAAAGAAGATATGGATGGTATGTCGCAAAAATCAGGTGACAAAAGAAGTACAGATAGTGGAGCTGGAATGACTCCTCAAGGTGTTGCAAAATACAATAGACGTACTGGTGGTGATTTGAAAACAGCTGTTACAACTCCTCCTTCCAAACTTAAAAAAGGAAG